AGGAGCAAGAGCAGGTGTTCTTGCATCTGGAGCAGGTTCTTCTGGTGGATCTGGTTCGGGAGGATATTATGGTGTAGGAGGAGCTGGAAATACTCCACCAACATCACCTGCACAAGGAACACCTGGTTTTGGTCCTACTAGTGCAGTATCTACTGCCGGAGGTGGTGGAGGAGGTGCTTCTACTGGAGGTCCTGGAAATAGTATAAATGGTGGTGATGGTGCAACAAGTTCAATTTCTGGTTCATCAGTGACTTACGCTGGAGGAGGCGGAGGAGGAGGTTTTCCAAGTTCTGGAGGAACTGGCGGAACTGGAGGAGGTGGAAATGGAGGAGTATCGTCACCTGGAAGTGCCGCAACTGGACATGGAAGCGGTGGAGGTTCGGGGTCATTACCTGGAAATTCGGGTGCAGCTGGAAGCGGTGGTATTATTTATTTAAGAGCAAGCCCTACAGATAAATTTTCTGTTTCTCCAGGGACAAACACAGTTACGACTACACCAACTTATAAACTAGCAACTTTCACTGTTACTGGAAGTTTGACTGTAGGTACAGATTAATGGCTCATTTTGCTGAAATAGATTCTAATGGTATTGTTTTACGAGTATTAGTTGCTTGTAATCAAGATATCGCAAATAATGGAGGAGAACAATCCGAACAAGCTGCTGAAAATTTTGGAAAAATTGCAGGGTATTCAAGCAATGGAGTTAAGTGGGTTCAAACTTCATATAATAATAATTTTAGAAAACAATTTGCAGGTATTGGATACTATTATGATTCAATAAAAAACAAATTTATAAAACAACAACAACATCCTTCTTGGATTTTAAATGAAAATGATGATTGGCAAGCTCCTGTTGCTTTTCCAACTATTAGATTTACAAATAAAATTATAGGGGGAGAAGAAAACAATCCTCAAAATCCAATTGAATATCAACGTTATAGAATTAGGTGGGATGAAAGTATTATAAAATGGATTGGAAATGACGAAAATAATGATCTAGTTTCTTGGAATCCATTAACATTATCTTGGGAAAAACAATAACCCTTTACTAGTATAGATATTTTTGATATTTCTAAACATTAGAAATGAATTTAAATAATTATTATTGGTTTTTTACTAAAGAATTATCCTCAAAATTTTGTGATGATGTAATAAAGCACGCTAAAAATCAAAAAAAAGAATTAGGTTTAGTAGGTGATATTAGTAATAAAGTTAAAAATAAAAAATTAACAAATAAAGATAAAAAAGAAATAAAAAATATTAGAAATTCTAATGTTGTTTGGTTAAATGACCAGTGGATTTATAATGAAATTCATCCATTTATACATACCGCTAATAAAAATGCTGGTTGGAATTTTGAATGGAATAGATCAGAATCATGTCAATTTACTATATACAAAAAAAATCAATTTTATGATTGGCATTGTGATAGTTGGGAAGCTCCATATAATCAACCGGATAACTTAGATGTTCATGGTAAAATAAGAAAACTTTCTGTAACAATATCTTTATCTGATCCTGAAGATTATTCTGGTGGAAAACTTCAATTTGATTTTAGGAATAATAAATCTGGTAAACCTGTAATAAGAGATTGTGTTGAAATATTACCAAAGGGATCTATTTGTGTATTTCCAAGTTTTGTTTGGCATAGAGTAACTCCAGTTACTAAAGGAACAAGGTACTCTTTAGTTTTATGGAATATTGGGTATCCCTTTAAATGAAAAAAATTATTATTGTTGGTGGTGGATCAGCTGGGTGGATGACTGCTTCTACTTTAATAAAAGCTTTTCCAAAAAAAGAAGTAATTCTAATAGAATCTCCTAACATTCCAACAGTTGGAGTTGGAGAAAGCACTATAGGTGGTATAAAATTATGGACTAATTATCTTGGTATAAATGATAAAGATTTTATTTCTAAAACTGATGGAAGTTATAAATTAAGTATAAAATTTACAGATTTTTATAAAAAAGGAGAAAGTTTTCATTATCCATTTGGTAATCCATATTTAAGAGGTAATATTGGAGGATTAAATGATTGGTGGTTTAAAAAATTTATTTATAATAAAACTCCTTACAGTGACTATGTAGAATGTCATTATCCTCAAATGGCATTAGTAAATCAAAACAAATGTTTTTATAATGAAAAAAATGAAATACCTTTTAATTTTAAAAAAGATACGGCATATCATTTTGATGCAACTAAATTTGGATTATGGTTAAAAGACAATTATGCAATACCAAAAGGAGTAAAACATATTAAAGAAGATATTGTTTCCGTTGAACAAGATGAAGATGGAATTAAATCTTTAAATAATAAATATAGTGCAGATTTGTATATAGACTGTACAGGGTTTAAATCATTATTGCTTAGTAAAACTTTAAAAGAACCGTTCGAATCATATGCAGACATGCTCCCGAATAACTCAGCATGGGCAACAAGAATACCTTATATAGATAAAGAAAAAGAATTAGTTGGTTATACAAATTGTACCGCTATTGAAAATGGTTGGGTATGGAATATTCCACTGTGGAGTAGAATAGGAACTGGATATGTTTATTCAGATAAATTTGTATCCGATGAAGAAGCGTTAATTGAATTTAAAAAATATTTAATGAAAATAGAACTTTATAAATTAATACCCTTGGATCAATTAGAATTTAAAAATATTAAAATGAGAGTTGGAATTCATGATAGATTATGGGTTAAAAATGTATGTGCTATTGGATTATCAGCTGGATTTATAGAACCATTAGAGAGTAATGGTTTATTTTCTGTTCATGAGTTTTTAATGATTTTACTTAGAAATATACAAAGAGATGAAGTGTCACAATGGGATAAAGATAATTATACTTTTCAATGCAAAAGATTATTTAGAAATTTTGCAGAATTTGTAGCATTACATTATGCATTATCTCATAGAAAAGATACACCTTATTGGAAAAATAATTTTAATAAAAATTGGGAAGATAAATTAATTAGCTTAAAACCAAGTTATATAGAGGGAATGCTATCAACAGCTAATCAAAGAGACATTAATTATCATTTTAATGAAAACGGTGGATTACATTGTATTGCTGCAGGTATGCATTGGTCACCTACTGACTTAGATACTATTATGCATAAAAATATGGTGGATAGAGAAACATTGAAAATAGAATGGCAAAATGCTATTGAAATGCTTGATATTAGAAAAGAAGAATGGAATAGAGTAGTTAAAAACAAACCATCTTTATTTAAATTCTTAAAAAAAGAAATATATAAATAATAACTTATTTTAAAATTATGAATAAATTTAAAATAAATAAATACATAGTAATAAAAAATGCTATTTCAATAGAATTAGCTAATTTTTGTTATGATTATTTTTTATTAAAAAGACAGGTTGCAAAAACTTTATTTAAAAATAAATACATATCACCTTTTATTTTATATTTTGGAATATGGAATGATGAACAAGTTCCTAATACATATTCACATTACGCTGATATAGTAATGGAAACTTTATTATTAAAACTTCAACCACTTATGGAAAAAGAAACAGGATTAAAATTAAACCCAAACTATTCATATGCTAGAATTTATAAAAAAGGGGATGTACTACATCGTCATAAAGATAGGTTTTCATGTGAGATATCTACAACATTAAATTTAGGTGGAGATCCTTGGCCTATATATTTAGAACCGTCTGGTAAAGAGGGGTTTCCAGGAATTAAAATTAATTTAAATCCAGGAGACATGTTAATTTACAAAGGAAATGAGCTAGAACATTGGAGAGATTCTTTTGAAGGAGAAAATTGTGCTCAAGTATTTTTACATTATAATAATTTAAAAACAAAAGGTTCTGAAGAAAATGTATACGATAAAAGATTACATTTGGGATTACCTGCAGATTTAAAAAAATGAAAGAAATGTTTTTTTTATTAGCTATGCCAAGATCAGGTAATACGTTATTTAGTTCTATAATGAACCAAAATCCAGATATATCAGTTACAGCTAATTCTATTACTCCAGGGATATTAAACAGTATTTATCTATTAAAAAGAACAGAGGTTTTTAAAAATTTTCCAGACCATCAATCATTAGATAATGTTTTATTTTCAATATATGACACTTATTATAAAGATTGGAAATGTAAATATATAATAGAAAGAAGTGCTATTTTAAATAAAGGAAATAAATATTTAATAAATAAGTATTTAAAAAAACCTTTTAAATGTATAATTATTTGGAGAGATCTATTAGATGTTCTTGCTTCATATATTAAATGGTTTGAAACTGAACCAACGGCTTTTCCAAATAAATTAAAAAATAAAAGTATAGAAGAAAAATTAAATTTTATTATGAGTAAAAATGGAGCTATAATAAAAAGCTTAAGTTCAATTAAAAATGCTTTAAAAGAAGAAAATAAAGATAAATGCCATTTCTTAACTTATAATGATCTTGTTTCAAATACTGAGAATGAAATAATAAAAATATATACTTTTTTAAATATTCCTTATTTTAAACATAACTACAATAAATTATCTCAATTTAAAGTTAATGGTATCTCTTATGATGATTCAGTAGTTGGTAAAAATATGCATACGATTAAAACTAAAATAAAAAAACAATTAAATCCTTATATAAAAAAAATACCAGAAAATATTATTAAAAAATACAAACATGTTTGTTTATGAAAATATTAATATTTGGATTACCGGGATCAGGGAAAACTACATTTGCTAAAAAATTAATAGAAGGTAAAAAGATACCTCACTTTAATGCTGATGATATTAGAAAGCTATTTGAAGATTGGGATTTTACAGAAAATGGTAGAAAGCGACAAGCAAATAGAATGATGACTATGTGTGATCTTGCAGTCGATCATGTAGTTGTGGATTTCGTGTGTCCATTTGAATCTTACAGATCTTTCTATGATATAAAGATTTGGATGAATACAATTAATAAAGGAAGATTTGAGGATACTAATAAAGTATTTGAAAAACCTAAAAAAATAGATTTTGAAATAACTGATTTTAATTACAATAACATAATAAATAAGATACATGAAAAATTTTAATTACATTGGAAAATTAAAAATAAATAGCTTTAAAAATAAAATAAATAAATTTAATGATAAAGCATGGGAAATTTTTGATTTTAGACAAAAAACATTTGAAGTACATAAAGAAACAAGAACAATACCTTTAATATTTGATTCTGACCTTAGGTTAAGTAATCCAACTTATTTAAATGAGTATAAAATATTTGAAAAAGAGTTTGAAACAATAAAAAAAAATTTAACAAAAATATATGGGAAAGGATTTATAATAAGAGCTATATTAGTTATGCTTAAATCAAACAGTAAAATAGATAGACATATAGATGGTGGTAAAAGCTTATCTATTTGTCATAGAGTTCACGTTCCAATAATAACACATAAAAATGTTTTATTTGAAATAGACGGTGAAATTAAAAATTTAAAAGAAGGAGAAATGTGGGAAATTAATAATTCAGAAAAATTTCATTCCGTTGAAAATAATAGTAGTATTAATAGAATACATTTAATTATAGATTGGATAAATGATTAATTATACAAAACCAACTGCTCAGATGTTAGGTAGATGGCAACCATTTCATGATGGCCATTTAGCTTTATTTAAGGAAATATTAAAGAAGACTAGGCAGGTTGTTATTATGGTTAGATCTATGCCACAAACAGACAATAACCCATTTCAATTTGAAGAAATTAAAAAAAATATTGAAGATAAACTTAAAGATTATGTAGGTAAATTTGAAGTTATTAAAGTTCCGAATATAACTAATATATGTTATGGTAGAGATGTTGGATATAAAATAGAAGAAATTGTATTACCAAAAGAAATACAAGATATATCTGCTACTAAGATAAGACAAAGTTTAAAACAAAAGCTTTAAATATAGCATTTAGGCTATGTTTGTGTATAATAAAAAGTTATGCCTTTACAGAAGATACAATTTAAGCCTGGATTTAATAAACAACAAACTGCAACCGGAGCCGAAGGGCAATGGATTGATGGTGATAATGTTA